TCCATTGTGCTACATTAGACACTAAGCGTAAAGGCAGTTTGGAGGACTATTTTGCAACATAGTATAGAACAATGGATTGATCGTATAAATGCAATGAAAGATTTGTGTATTCAAGCTCATAGAGTTAGAAACGAATTTAGTGAATTAGCAGATCAAACATATGACAAAGATCACTGTAAACACTTGCTAGAACAAGTTCAATCATTGGCTGCTAGTATAGCAAACGAAAAGATTACAGAAATTAAAACAGAGATGGATTCATGGAAAAAATAAAAAGAAAATACTACACTTGGGACGATGTACATAAGTGCGCTCATAAACTAGCATTAGAAATGTATAAAACTGGATTCAGACCAGACTATATTGTGGGTCTAAACAGAGGTGGATTGCCTGTAAGTGTTGTGCTAAGTCACTTACTTGATTGTAATCATTATGCACTAGATGTTAGACTACGTGATAACAAAGGTGGCGAAGGTCCAGAATCAAACTGCTGGATGGCAGAAGATGCTTTTGGATACGTATATCAAGAAGACCGTGATAAAGTTTGGGGTAACGCATTTAGTGATCCAAATAAAAAGAAAAACATTCTTGTTGTAGATGATATCAACGACACTGGTGCTACATTTGAATGGATCAAAAAAGATTGGCAAGGTGGTTGTTTGCCCGACAATCCAAATTGGGATACCATATGGGGCCAGAATGTAAGATTTGCTGTAATGTGTGAAAAAACTCATACACAGTTTGATGGTGTTGATTATGTTTACCAAACAATAGATACTAGTGAAGAAGACACTTGGGTGGTGTTTCCATGGGAATATGATTAAAGACTGGTCACTTAAAGATATTAAAACTGAGATAAGTAAAATATCGTGGGCAGAATCTGATCCTCGTATGGATGGATTTGTGACTTGGGGATGTAAGCAAGAGCTTTACGAAATCCTTTGGTATGTAGAAGAAAAATTGCGTAAGTGTTCAACCTACGCAGGCGAAGATGACTTTCTCAAAGAACACGATAAAGAAATGACGTGGAGAATATTGAATGAAGACTAAGTATGCTATAAAGTTAATGTTGTCTGCTGATGACTGGATTTACGTAACTGAGGATACAGAAGCACCAATGTTTCAGATTCATCCTATGTTATTTGATTCAAGACAAGCAGCAGAAAAACATGCTGAAATTTGGAATAAAAGATTTACTAAAGTAGTTAGGTGGAGAGAAAAATGAGTTGCACTTGTGGCAGATCGCCAACCGGTAGATGCGTAGGTTGGCACAACTTGACAGAGGAGCAATACCTCGAGAAAAAAGCACAATATGAAGCAAGACAGACACAGAAGGAGAATAGCAAATGAGTATGTCAGCACAATTAGCTAAGGCTGCAAGAATGCACGCCGAAGGTGAGCTTGAAAGAGCTAAAACAAATATCATGGTATACATGAACCAATCAGTAGGTATTGGTGAACATAGCGACATTGTTGAGGCCATTCAAGAAGAATTGGATAAAATGGCAGCAGCGGAAGATCGTATCGAAATGCTTAATAAGTATTTTTCTTGACTTTTTATCTAAATAATGTTACTATAAACAATAGACATCCTCGTCTATAACTCGGAGAATTAAATGGAAACAGATTTAAACACTTATGCCTCACAGAAAATTCGCAGCAGAATTGAAAAAAACGGAGGCAGATATTGGGCCGGTGATAACATCAGCCAGTATATCGAAGAAGGTGAGCGTGATGAGCTTATCAACGAACTTACTATCAAATTTGACGGCGTGCTAAACAGCCTTGTAATTGATACTGATACAGATCCTAATTCAATGGACACCGCAAAGCGTCTTGCGAAAATGTATATTAATGAATTGATGAGCGGAAGGTATGATCCAATGCCCAACGCTACAGCATTTCCTAATCATACAGATGATCGATATGATGGTATGTTGGTTGTTCGCAGTGAACTTACAAGCATGTGTTCACATCATCACCAAACTGTTAAAGGTGTAGCATACATTGGTATCATTGCTGCTGATACACTTATTGGACTTAGCAAATACACACGTATTGCCCAATGGTGTGCTAGACGTGGAACACTACAAGAAGAACTTGCTATGGATATTGCCAAGGAAATTATGGCAGCAACTGGCAGCAACGATGTTGCTGTTTATATCCAAGCTACTCATGGTTGTTGCGAGAATCGTGGTATTCAAGCACACAGCAGTCTTACACAAACAACTGTGCTAAAAGGTTGTTTCAAGTCAGATGATGCTGTTAAAAAAGAGTTCATGGATAATATTAAATTACAACAAGGATACTCACCGCGATGAAATTAAGATATAGTGAAGCTTTTTATAGTGTTCAAGGCGAAGGTAAATTTGTAGGAGTGCCAAGTGTATTCCTACGCACCTTCGGTTGTAACTTTCGTTGTATGAACTTTGGCGTTGATAAAAGTGTTGGCAGTCGTTGGGAGCAACACGCAAAAGGTCAACGTTACAATGCTGAGGTAAAGCAACTGTTGGATGATGGTGTTCACGAAACTACAAAAGAGTTTAATGACCTGCCTATTGTCCATACTGGCTGCGATACATATGCAAGTATCTATCCAGAATTTAAACACTTCAATATGCTTAAAAGCGTAGATGAAGTTGTGGAACACTTGCTTAGTTTGTTGCCAGAAGGCAAATGGACTATGGATAACGGACAAGACGTTCATCTTATTCTCACAGGCGGAGAGCCACTACTTGCTTGGCAACGGTTGTATGTCGAGCTATTTGAACACCCAGGTATGCAGGATCTTAAAAATGTCACAATTGAAACCAACACTACACAGCATCTACACGATGACTTCTACAACTATCTCAACGGTCACGAAAGAATTCAGCTCACTTTTAGTTGCTCACCGAAGTTATCCGTTTCGGGCGAGTCTTGGGATGATGCTATTAAGCCTGATGTTGCTCGTGAGTATTCCCTTGTCGATGGCGCTGATATGTATTTTAAGTTTGTTGTTGCTGATCAAGACGATGTTGACGAAGTTGGTAGAGCAGTTGATACCTATCGTAAAGCGGGCGTGGACGTTCCTGTATATCTCATGCCGCTTGGGGGTAGGTCGGAAGAATACACTCTCAACGTTCAAGAGGTGGCGAACCTCTGTATGGAACGAGGGTGGCGGTTCTCGCCAAGACTCCATATTAGCCTATTCGGAAATGCCTGGGGCACTTAAAGAAAACTTAGATAGTATTCCAAAAGGCATCAAAAGCGAAGAAGAATACGAAAAGATAAGGAAACATTTATGAAAGATCCAAAAGTAACAGAACTTGTTAAAAAGTTTCAGAATCAGTTAAAAGATATTAACAATCTTTGGACTGTATTACAAAAAGAAGGTGTTTATATTGATTTAAGAGCAGAAGGCACACATACCTATGATGATCCTAAGTATTTTTCAATAACACGCATAACACAAAGTGTGGAATATTTAAGGGAGAAATAAAATGGGATGGTGGAATAAAAAGGTAAGAGATCTTACTGGCATAACTGCACAACAAGAAGCTCTAGCAGCAGAACAGAAGCGTATTGAAGACGAATCTAATGCTTTACTAAAGAAAAAAGACCCAAAAGCTCTTGCTACAAAAAGAAAAGAGCCTTGGGTAAATGTGCTTGATATGCAAGTTAACGGTGATAATATTCGTAATGGTTTTTTTGAATTAGACTGGAACAAATATTTTATCGAAGAACTTATTGAAAACGGATACGGCACTGAAGCTGACAAAGAAGAAGAAATTGTAGATCGTTGGTTCCGTGACATTGTTTATAATATGTTACAAGAAGAACCAGTAGAGCAACCAGTTAATACAGGCTACATCAATGTAGTGCCAATTGACAGAGGGAAAAGTGAGGTTTCATGAAAGTTGCTAAAAATATGATCCTTATTAAAGGAGATCATAGTATGGCCTTTAGTGTAAGACGCCGTAAGGAGTCAGTTGAGATTGATTACTACAAAGACACATACAAATATTTGTCTCAAAAATTATCACTTGACGAAGGAAGTATTTTATATTATAATGCTATTGAATCAGGCTACAAAGAGGCATTCTAATGACATACATTCTTATTGATACTGCTAACACGTTTTTTCGTGCTCGTCATGTTGTTCGAGGCGACATTGATACAAAAGTTGGCATGGCAATGCATATCACCCTTAACAGTATTAAGAAAGCGTGGCAGGACTTTGATGGTTCGCACGTTGTTTTCTGTTTAGAAGGACGCAGTTGGCGTAAGGACTATTATGAGCCTTACAAGCGTAATCGCAAAGAACATCGTGACGCTATGAGCCCACGTGAAGCAGAAGAAGATAAAGTGTTTTGGGAAATCTTTGACGAGTTTAAAGAGTTTGTTACAGACAAGACTAACTGCACAGTTTTGCACAATCCTGTGTTAGAAGCAGATGATCTTATTGCAGGTTGGATACAGAATCACCCTAATGACAATCATGTTATTATTTCAACAGACGGTGACTTTGCACAACTAATTGCACCCAATGTTCGCCAATATAACGGTATTATGAATATGACTATTACACACGAAGGTTATTTTGACGACAAGGGCAAAGAAGTAATTGATAAAAAACTAGGTGGACCTAGACCTGC